TGCCAATCTCTCCCTCAACGCTGACACACGCTGAGTAGCTCCTGAGTCATTGACATTAACCTGAGCATCTACTGTCCCTCTTAATCCATCCAAATTCTCTCTGAGCTGTTCAGTCTCTCTTTGAGCCTCTGAGGTATCAGCCTCCACTGTAGCTGTAGTATCAGTGCCATTTACCTGATCCAGTACCTCTTGTATCTGATCTACCTGTTGCTGAGCCGCTGAGGTATCAACGTCAACATCTGTACTATAATTTCCTCCGGTCATTTGCTCCAGAGAGGATCTGGTAGAGTCTATAGCCTCCTGAAACTGCCTCTGAGCTTGAATGTTTCTCACAAGAGTAGCAGACATTTGATCTTGCAAGGTAAGCCTTGCACCAAACTCTATCACTGTTTACTCACCTCCTACACGAAAAACTGATAAGGACATACCACGTTGTTCTTAGCCATTTCCTTAAGAACCTTGTCCCTTTCCTCAATCTCTTTCTCATAGAAAGCCTGAATAACAGTCAATTCACCTTTTGGCATGGAGTAAAAAACAGACGGTCTAATACCCTTATGTTTCCAGTAATAAAACATGAGGTTAGCTAAACCGTCTGTCCATATTAGTTTTTTAACTCTTTAACCGCTGTCTCTGAGAATCCGCTCAGCTTTGTGATAGCGTTATACATATTTGCTACCTCACCAGAGAGAAAGAGCTTTCTACACAACTCTTTAGGAGTCGGAGCCTTAAATCTGCTTAACAGCTCTTTGTTTTTCAGGAGTAAGCCAGCCGCTACCCTGTTACCATTCTCATCTACCGCTGTAGCCTTAACACCCTCAATTACTGTGAGCATCTGGAGCTTGTTCATGTCAAGATCTACGTCTTTACCATTGATCTTGATAGCGTTCTCCTGTACTTCCTCATATGTATCCGGGCTAAGAGCTTCACAACGTACCACAAAAGGAGCTCCCAGAGCTTCAGATAAACGGGTAATTTCCATATCCTTGTGAGGCTGTTTGATAGTGCCTAAGTCGGATCCTAAAAGAAGATCCAGCACGTTTACCGCCTCTTTTTCAACTGTCTCAGTTACTTCTACGTTTTCAACTTCTGTATTTTTCTTAACTGCCATGATAAATAGTCCTCCTATAATCCAAAAATTAAGAGAGGCACGTTTTTAACTATGCCTCTCTGATACACTCTTATTATTTTCCTCAATTACTGAGGCTTGATCTGATCCAGATACTCATATCCGGTAAATGTAAACGGACACTCCGTTTCTCCCGGCTTCTGAGCCTCCCAGTCAAACAGGGTAAGATCATCAAAGGATACTCCTGTAAGGGATACACGCTCAGCACCAAAGGAATCAGGATCAGCCAGCTTACTGATAACAGTAAAGCGGATATCCTTTTTATCCTTAATCATCTGAGCAATCTTGATACCCATTCTGGTATTGACTTTGTAAAGGGTAAGGGAACCTTTACCAGTACAGCCGACAACCTTGTTATCAGTCCACCATGTACCACACTGTTTGATTTCTTCTTTATTAAACTCAACTTTACCCTGTGCCTTATAGCACTCTCCTACATAGGATCCATCAAGCCAAACCTCACCAAAAGTACCGTTACAAATTCGTTTAGTTTCAACCATTGGTTTTTACCTCCTCTCTTTACTCCTTGTTGATTACAATATCTACATCCTCAATAGCATCAAGGATAGATACAGAACCTTTCAGGAACACTCTGGAGCCTGTATTAGCCTCCTTAACCGCCTGATCGTCCATCTCTGTAGTATCAACTCCAGTGGACTCCAGATAAGCTCTCTGCTTCTCAACGTTGATCTCCATAACGGATTTATTTTTTTCGATATATCCTTTATTTTCAAGCTGAGTCAGATAACCTTTAATAGCGGTAATTAACAGGCACTTGTTATCATAGGAGTTAGAGTAGTTACCTACATAGCTCTTATTGATAGTGTCTGTAATATCTGTTGTGATAAGATCCTGAATAGCCAGAATCTTAATCTTTTTCAGATCCTCAGTATCTTCCTGAGTCACTGTGGTAAGGGAGTTTACTCCTCTACCGATTACGATACCTGTACCAGAGTCATACAGTACAAGCTGTCCAGCATCAATAGCCGCATCCACTGTCTCATCATCCTCAACCTCCGGGATAGCTGTAACTTCATCCAGAGGCTTGTATGTAGCGGATACATTCAGATCCAGTCCGGCTAACAGTCCGGCAATTCTGGAGCAATACTGAGCCGGAGTATACTGTGTATCTCCTACATTCAGTTTTTCACCACCTACCAGACAGAAATTAACTGTACCTTTGTCATTTGCTACCACATTAGGTACTACTGCTACAGGGTGAATCTTTCCGGCTTTACGTTTGCCCTTAACCCATGTAGACAGGTTTGTAGCAAGCTCAGGTGTAATAGCCGGATCACCACAGATATAGTTGATCCTCTTGTTTGCAAAATACTTATAAGCCGCTGTGTAATCCTCAGCCGCCGCTGGAAGTACAAAAACGTGAACTGCTTTCGGAGCTCCCAGAAAAGCTCTCTCAATGTAGGCTTTATTGTCTACTGACAGATCAGCCGGAATAGAGTCAACACTCTTAAGAACATGAGAGCCGTTACTCTTTGCATCCTTAACAATGATACCTACTAAGCCGCCTGTACCTACAGAGATAGTAGCTATTGCTTTCTTTGTAAATTCAATTACAATATCAGGTAATCCCATTATCTTTTATCCTCCTTAATTCTTTCTTGTATTCATTTCCAGATCAATCTCTTGAATCAGTTCATACTCTTTCTCCTGTTTTGTATCCTCTGTGAAATCAAGCCCTATCTTTGTATAAAGGCTTTTCTCTGACAGCCGGATCTCTGAGGAGTATGAGGTCAATTTAGCGTAACGCTGTTTTTCCCGTGATCCTTTCTCTGAGATCACCGGGATAGCTCCGGGCAATAAAAAAAGAGCCTTAAGCTCTTCCCTTACTTTGTATAACCTCTCAGAGTAAACTTGCTCTGAGGCGTTTAGCCTCCCAAAGTAGACTATCTGGTATATAGGAGTATCCCTATATACATTTTTGTTTAATAAATTTGTCCCCTCTGTAGCAAGAGTTACTAAAAAAGAGGGACGTTGAAAGCCCTCAGGTACATCCTCAATGTATACCGGGACTCCTCTGTATTTATCAGCTAACAAGCTACAAATACTGTTTAAGAGCCTCAAATCATCCACCTCCCTCAATCTCTCTTCCTATCTGTTGCATAAAGCTCTCCCCTATGGTCTTAAGCCGGGGCTCTGCCTGTCTCATACCATTCTCAAGGAAGTGTTTACCGGATATATACTTTTCTTTCAGCATGATACCCTTTGTATTTCCGGGCTGGATATACTTACCACGCCCTCCGGCTGATAGATAAGAGATAGGTAAGAATCTCCTATGCTGTACATGACCGTCATTTACATATAGAGCATATTCTACATTAGTACCAATCTCAGCCTCATTCGGAGTAACCACTCCTACTTGAAAGCTACTTACAAGTCTTGAGGTATCTACCGGGATTAAAGGAGAGATCTCTGATAAACAGATGTTAGCCATTTTGTTCATGAGGACTAATTTCTTTTCCTCAAACTTATCAACTACACCCTGACATCTTTCTGTAAACTCTTTCCACCCCGGAACCTCAAATACTGCCCCCATGTTATACCTCCTCTGTAGCGTTGAGTGGTATTTCTAAGTGTGTTCTCTTCTTATAAGGCTTATCAGCCACCGCCTTATATTCTGAGGATAAAATGATCTGTCCGTACTCATCCAGATCATAAACACACACGATATCTCCCAGACGGATATCACTCTCAGGATCCATATACAGAGAAAATCCTGTATAATTGGCTTTCTGAGGCTCTAACTGTGTGGTGCTGTTACTATCCTTTGTCATCATCAAAGCACATTCATAACTCCCTACATCAGTCAGAGTATTAACAGGTCTGTTATACTTCCCCAGAGTGGAGCTATAACGCTTTACTATACACTGTTTGTCATAATAAAACATTTCTCATCACCTCCGGGGAATCAGCCTTGTAAAAGGATACAAACGCTGTTTAATACTATCCGGGAAATACTCCTGAAATGAGGTACTCTCATCTCCTAAATTCTGTGAGCTGTAACCCTCAGCCTGTCTCTTTCTGTACCGGGCTAACACAAGATCCTCCAGCACACTATTGAGCTGTTTAGGGAAAATATCCTCCCCGGTATCAGGATCAAGAAAGTTATCTCTACAAACAGCCTCAATATCTTCACGGGCTTTCTCCATGTAGACAGAAAGGAGCTTGAGCTTTTCCTCATTATTTGAGGATATTCCCAGAATGATCCTCACTCTTTCTAAGCTGTCCATAGGATCACACCCCCTTAGTCCTCAATAAGCTCTACATCATCAATCTCTAAGAGAGCTCTTGCTACAGCCGGATCAGTAGTTGTATACTTACCAGCCATAAACTGCACACCCAGAGAGGAGACTGTCAGATACTTGTTAGAGGATCTCAGGTTATATACCTTAGCCTCAGCTTTTGCCTCTGTGGGCTCCTGTACGGCTTTCTCAGCCGCTTTAGTTGTACCAGCCATTACTTTTACCTCCTTGAATTTCTAAGCCTTTAAACAGGCTCTTATTTTGTGATATTGGTGAGCTTAGCACCGGAATAGCTGTTTAACAGCTTGATTGTACTTTCATTCAGAATATGCCCTTTGAAGTAGTCACCATTCTTAGGGAGCATCTCAAAGAAAGTACCTCTCAGCTCAGCAATCTCTACCTGATCTAAGTCAAGGATCAGCATTGTGTTAGCGTCCATGTGACGATCAAGTACCAGATTGAGAGTACCGAAATCACTTTCGATTTTCTGTACTGTGATACCAAGAACCTGATTGAGTCCCTGTTCTGTGTTGATACGGATATTACCATCAGCTTTAATCAGGCTGTTGATAATTCTCTTTGTACCAGCGTTTACAAATGTGAAATACTCACCCTGAGAGCCGTGATCCCACATTTTCTGCATAGCATCCAGCATAAGAATCTCTGTAAGTCCCTCTGTTGCATCAACTACGTTATCTGCATTAACGAGGTTTACAAGTCCGTTCATCTGACGAGGTACAGTTTCACTACCAGCCGCCTTAGTACCATTCAGGAAGTACCACTCAAGATCTCTCTTTGTCTCAATCAGACGATCATTGATCTCAGCCTCAAAACTCTTACCAATGCCCTTAGGATTAAGAGCCTGAGCTGTACCAGATACCTGAGTTACTTTCTCAATGATCTGACAGAGGTTAGAAAGAGTAGATCTGCTGGACTTGATAGGATCACCAGCCTCAGCACCCTCCAGCTTAAGAGTACCTCTTGTTTCATTCAGTTTTCTTTCTCTCCAAGTTACTGTAATATCAGTAGCCGGAACTACAGCCCCTCTACCCATTAACAGAGTGGTAAGAGGAGTATCAGTAGGAGATGTGAGTGCGATCTCTTCTCTAAGATCAACAACCTCATTCTCCAGAAAATCCTTACGTTTTAACATTTCTGCCATTTTAAATTTTCCTCCTTAAAAATTTTGTTATTCCTCACTGAACAATCCGCTCAGCTTTTCTCCGATCATGCCCTTGACATTCCCGGTCTTTTTGTAATCACTGTAAGACTTATCTCCAGTCTTTTCCTTTGAAGCTGGAGGAGTATGTCCTTTCAGAAACTCAGCCTTTTCTTTTGCAACCTGTTTCTTAACCTCAGCGTCAAAAAGCTCTTTCATGCCCTTAATTCTTTCTGTGAGCTTTTTCTTTCTTTCCTCTTCGTCAGAAATAAGAGCCAGATCTTCTACAGCAACCAGATTTCTAAATCCGGTATCAAGTCCAAGCTCTGCCACAGCATCCACTACATCAAGTCGCAAGCCTTTGATTGTGAGCTCATGCTCTTTTCTTGCGTTCTCAGCGGCTCTCTCTTCCTCTTCTGCCTTACGCTTTTCATCCTCAGACATTTTCTCAAGAGCGGCTTTCTTTTCCTGATCCTGTTTCCATTTCTTCTGTGCGGCGGTAACTCTCTGATCCGTCTGCTTTTCATACTTGACTTTTAACTCTGCCTCAATCTCAGCTCTGAGCTGTTCCTCAGTTTTGACAGCCCCGGAGCCTGTCTTACTGTCCTTTGTCTCAGTGCCAGTATTGGTAGTGTCGGTTTTTGTTTCTGTAGAAGTCTCTACAGTAGTTGCTGTCCCTTTTGTTTCTTCCATTGTATTAAATCCTCCTTTTTATAAGTTTTAAGATGTAAAACCCCCGTAGGTTTTCTACATTTAACCCTCTATACATATGTGTGTTTACTTCCTATAAAATCAGCCTACTAACTAAGGAAAAGACAAAAAAAAATAAGCCTAACAGAATATTTCTACCCTGTTAGGCTTATTTCCCTTATTCTTCCGGGATTTCATCCCAGTTTCCTGTAGTGTTCAATAACTCTTCCCACGTTTTGCCCTGTTTAATACACTCTGCATAGAGTCCCACAATTCCTCCATATTTCTCATCAATATGGAAATCAGGAGCCCCTGTACAGTAACCGAAAGGCTTGCCTCCTACTTTCTCATTGTATTCCAGATAGGCTTTACCTATTGGAGACAGACTGAAAAGCTCCATCTGTTCTTTATCGTAGTCAATCTTTGCCATGTTCTTTACCTCCCATACTCAAGCTCATGATCCTCAAGATACACCGCTATATCATGATAGATACCGTCCATACATTTCCATGTTTCCGGCATTACCTTTTTCATCATCTCAACTTCCTCTTTACTTCCACAAACTCTCAGAGCACAAAATGTAGCCCATGTTTCTGAGGATGATCCATCAATTCCAGTTTGTTTATTGTATGAGCTATCATGTCCCCATCCAAAACCTAACTGATTTCTTCCCAGTCTGTCCTTAGTGTACAAACCTATAGCATCTGTTAAAACTCCTAACTGACAAGAGGCTACACTATCCATTCCTCCAGAGGTTAAGTGTACCATGTACCGGGTAAATGCAAACCTTGTATCTGAGGCTATTCTGCTTAACCCCTTAACAGGCTTGTAACTTTGCCCCTCTTTCTCATTGGAATACTTAACAGCTTTATTCAGAAAACTAACGAGATCTTTTTCAATAGCCGCCTGTATTTTCTTTCCTGTTGGGTATCTACTGGAAGTAAAAGCATACCCAAAAGCATCACTCCCGGCTATCTTTTCCACTGAGCTTAAAATGTGATCTAATTGGTGTCCCTCTTCATGGAATTTAGTTTGCCATGAACCTCTTAAACCATTTTTCAAAGCCCTTTCATGTGTATTAGAGTCCATATCCATGTGAATCTTTTTCTCCATTGGAGAATACCACCCAGATTTTTTCTGTGAATATTCATTTTTCTGTAACAGATGAGAGAGCTTTTTCTGTATAGTAAGAGCATCCTTATCCATCCTCTGAGCCATTTGAGTAAGCTCATCCTTATAAGTCTCCATGTCAAAGGTTTTAATGCTTCTATGCCCCTCTCTGAGGCTTCTAAAGAGATCCACATTGTTGTACCTCTCCATACTGTCCCCAACATAGCTAATATCAAGGTACAGGTCTTTCTCACTGTTCATACTAAGCATAATAGCATCATTGAGCTTTTGTATCTTATCTGTGATCTCAGCCTGTTTTTTCTGGATCTCCTTTTTAGTCTCTGAGATCTGTTGCTCTGTTTCCCGGATCTTAAACTCCATCTCTGAGATCTCATCAAGTTTCTTATTGATAACATCCCTCTTAAGCCGCCTGTCTTTTCTTACCTCATCAGCAATTCTATCATACTCTTCCTCAGAGATTTTCTTTGCATCTAAAAGCTCCCCGGCTTTCACTCTTCTTTTAGAGATCTCCAGCATCTCAGCATTAAGAGTATCTATCTCATCAGCCTTTTTATTTATTATATCATGATAATGACCTTTTTTCAGCTCCAGATCTGATAATGTCTTAGTGTATTGAGAGGGAATCTTGCTCCTCTCATTTTCTAAGGAATCAATCTGTAAAGAGAGAACCTTTCTTTCTTCCTGAGCCCGTTTCATATCATCCATCACTTTAGCGGTAATAAGATCCTGAGGAGATTTCTCTTTATCTGCAAGCTCCTGAGCCGCCTTAATCCTTGCCGCCTCTTTCTCTTTCCATTTCTCATAGTTTTCAGCCCCTCTAACGGATCCGGTAAGCTCATTTAGCTCATTATCCTCAAAGGTATCCTTTACTACAGGAATATACCAGCATCTACAATTAGGGTGTCGAGGTAAAGAGGGCTCCTCCCCCAGCTTATACACTTTCCCGTGATCCTCCCGGCATAAATCACAAGTCCGGCTATCTCCCCCATTGTTAGCCGCCATATAACGAACCTCTCCAACATTTTGATCCCCAAAAGCCGCCGCCTGTGAGGAGTATGTTACCCTCTTTGTTTCTGTCCGGGCTACTCTCATAGCATTATATTTTGAGGTATTGATGTTAGCCCCTACTCTATCCGCTATCCTGTCCATGTCCTCTCCTAAGATCATAGACTGAGTAAGCCCTACCCTTAAGTTTCTCCCCAGCCTGTCCTTATCTAACCATAAACGATCTGAGAACATAGCCCCAGACCACGGGTAATCAAGTGTATCCTGTATCAGACGGGGATTAAGCATATTAAAGCTACTCTTTACTGTCTGAGTTTGTCCTAAGGTGTATACCGTCCTCAAGAACTGATCTGTATAGATATTCTGGAGATTAGTTCTAAACACGGTATTCTCCTGTTTACCCAGCTTAATCAGCTCTTTATTGATCTGTTCAAAGAGTCCTCTACTCCGGGTGAGGGCTGACTGGTTCGCATAGCTCCACTCTCCTCCAGCTTTCTTTACTTTTGCGATAGTCTCAGCTACGTTTCCTAAAATCTCTTTCTGACAGGATCCATAGATAGAGGCTAAGACTTTATTTAACTTCTCAGCATCCTCAAAAGCCCTCTTGTTATTCCTCATAAAGTCCTTTTGTCTCTCATCTATGAGCTTAGCTCTCCTGATCCCGTCCTGTCTCAAGATCTCCCTCTGTTCTGGAGTGAGCTGAGAGAGTGGGATCCCGTACATTTTCCTTACTGCTTCATTCACATAGTAGCCACTCACCACTTAGCCCTCCTTTATTCCTCATTTACTCCACTGTTATTCCTCATAAAAGGGTTATTCTGAGGAGCATTAATGTTAGGGAACTGTACTTTGCTATCATCCTCAGCATTTTGGAGAGAATATGGATCAAACTCTTTCATATTCTCCTTTTTCTGAGCTTTTACCTTTTCAAGTACCTCTTTTGGGTTATCTACGAATGGTAACAGGGCTAACAGAGTCTCATTGTCAACCTTTCCATCCAGTTTTACTACTGTATCCACAATCTCTGTGATATTTGCCGGGATGTTTCTCTTAAATTCCAGTTTTAAATTTCTCATCTCTACATCTTTCCCGGTTACTACCTTGATAGGTACGGCTAAGAGCTCTACCAACTGCCTGATAGCCTTATCCATCTTTCTCTCTTTTGTGATACATTTAGTCTCCAACCCAAAGAGCTTAAATCTGATAGCAATACCTGAGAGATTTCCAGCAAAATTCTCATCTGACAGATCAGGAACCTGAGCAAATTTATAAATATTCTTTTCCAGTCGGTCTAAGTGACTGTTGATAGCATCTGTCTGGATCTCCTTAGTTACAAACTTCATATCTCCAGAATCAGTGATCTCTACAATGCCCTCCTCTTTGAGCTTCTGCATACTGTCCCCATTCATTACCATGTCTTTGATTACAAGGTAAGCATTACGGAAAGCCTCAAACTCATCTGATATATCACTCATTACCCTGTCATAATCGTTTATGAGGCTCTCAATCTTCTCAAGATCACTCATCTCCTCCTCATTGTTGTACAGGGTAACAATAGGGATCCTACCAAAGATATGAGGCTCCTCTCTTACAAACTCAAAGCCCTGTACCCGTGGGTTTGAGGTATCATCTGTTCTCTTGAAAAGCTCCATCTTTGTATCACTCCATACCTCAGCATAGAGTGTAGTTCTGTCTGTATCCTCTGTATCAATCGCATACAGACGGATCTTATAAAGAGCCTGTTTTGTGGAGCTGTTGGCATACACTATAATCACATTCTCAGCCTTAAGCCGGATGATCTTAGTCTTACTCTGTTCATCCTGATACACTAACAGATGAGACACACTCTTAATCATGCACTCTTTACCCCACTCCATGAAAAGATCATCTCTGTAGTTCTCCTGTAGAATCCCGTCAAGCTCATCCTGTACCGCTGTATCTGTAGTCTTAAGCTCTTTCAGATCTACCCCTACATCAGCCTCAGCCGTTTGAGTGCCTACCGCCTTGTTTTCTTTCTCTGTGTAGTTGATAGTGATAGGATTTCCTAAGAAATAACCTACTGTTGTATCAATAATCTGACCGCAAAAATCATTTGCAATCTTATTACACGGCTTATTCTTTCCTTTCATTCTTGCTCTCTTAAAGATCTTAGCCTTACCCTCATAGAGTTTCTGATACTTCATGTACCGGGGCTTGATCTTCCTGAAATGATAATCTACAAGATCATCCAGCAAAGCCACATTAAAACGACTCTCTTTCTTCTCAATGTTAAATTCATTGTCTATAGGTCTTTTTGTTATCACTGTTCTCATCCTCCTCTTTTCACGCAATAAAAAAGAGCCTCCTCCGGCTCTCCTGTTAAATGTTAAAATCTTCTCTATTCAATACTCTTACTGAGTTACCCTGATCCGCTACTGTTAAGGCAAAGTCTAAACCATCAAATAAATCATCATGATCTACTTCCGGGAATAGTAACAGACATTCCTCAAGATCATCCATACCAATCCTAAACCATACCTTACCATTCTCAAATAATGCTGATCTTCTCATTGCTCTTGTTACCTTATCCTTACTTGTCTGAATATTGATTACAGGTAACAGGCTGAGTCTCCTGATCTCCTGAGCAAGAGATTTCTGATACTGTACAGTCTCCACGCCTATTCTCTCCACCATAGGAAACTTATTCTTTCCATAGTCCAGAATAGCATTAAGCTGAGCATTAAAAGTAAGTCTCTCCTTTAGGTAATCCAGCACATAGACATTTTTATTTTTATCCACGCATATTACCGTTAATACAAAGTAGTCATTGTTACTTGTCTCATCCTCTGATATTGCCAAGTCAGCACCCATGTAAATCCTTACCGGGATCCAGTAAGGCACTCCCTGAGAATCTAATACCTTAACCCTTACTCTGTTGAGGTCATAATCAACCTCATACTCCTCAAAGTGTTTGAAATACTTGTATTTAAAGATCTTACCTTTAGCAAGCTCTGTATTGTTCTGGTACTGCATATTAAAGATAATCAGCCCAGCCTCTTCCCTGATACTTCTCAGCTTCTCAAGGCTAAACTTAGACTCCCAAAGAGAATACTCCTGACCGTCCTTAACTGTGATAGCTTGCTGTACATTTATTTTGTAGTTCTTACTCTTAATCAGATCCTCATACAGATCCATAGGGCTGTATCTTGTCCCCAGAATATGTATTTCCCCATCAGGCTCAAGTGTAGGGTACAGGGAACTATAAAACCATTCCTTTAAAACCTTTCTCTGAGCCTCTGTACGTGCGTTTTCAAAGCCTACTAAATCATCACCTATAATTATATCGAAATGCTTAGAAACTACGGCTCCTGAGGCTCCTAACGCTGATACAGTAGCCTCTTTCTTAATCACTGTCCTCCGGTTTACTGTAAACTCTTTATCATTCCATACATTGTCCCGGCTTTTCTTCCAGTCTCCGAAAATACGGATCAGATTTACATTTTGCTCAAAGTGGGTACGAATCTCCTTTAAAAATGCACTTGCCTGAGTCTGTGTCTTTGATCCGATCATGATTCTTATATCCGGGTTCCTGAGTACCTTTGTGATACAGAAATCCACATCACCAATAGTAGATTTACCATGTCCACGGGGAGCAAGATCCATAGAGGCTTGATTATCTGATACATTGTGAATGATACTTGCGTGTAAAGGCTGGAGGGATCTACAGGTTATGTATTTGCACACTGTATAGTATGCTGTCTCAAAATCCGCTGTTAGAATGATCTCTTTTATGATCTTGTCTTTCTTTGACTGTTCTAACCATACGCTATCTAATACATTCACATTTATATCCTCCTTTCTTACGAACTAAAAAGAGGAGCCTTTTGAGCTCCTCTTTGCGTTAATGTATAACCTTTACTACTCTTATGATACTCAGTACCATTAACACGATCCACGCTAACAGATTACAAGCTAATATGTTTTTCTCCTCATCTTTCCGAATACTGAAATACTTGTTATTCTCCAGTATCATAAACAAGCTCCATACAGCTTCCAGAGCCCACAGGATCAGTGTTATCATTCTCATAGCTACTTCATAATTTATCATCTTTTCTTCCTTTCTGCTTCATACCTCAAATCTGAGAGGATACGATCACAGTATTTACATCTGTACCCTCTTCCCGGCTTCTTAATTACTCTATGTCTCCTGAGATATAAAGCCCCTTTGCACCGTTTACCTACTTCCTTATACTCCTCATTGCCCCTCATGCTGTTTTATTCTCCTCACCCTCTGGAGCTGACCTATCTCAAACTCCTTTTCTGTCTTATCTGCCAGATCCATTACAGTTACTATATCCCAGTCTGATATAGCTAAGACTCTAAGCCTCCGGCTTGTGTTCTTCTTCAATGTTACTATCTGCCCCACTCTCATCACCGCTACCTCCTACTACACACATACAGATCATACAGATACCGCTAAAGGATCCTACAATAAATGAGATGATACCAATGAATACACAAAATCCAATACTTACCATAGCTTTTACCTCACAAAAAGAGGAGAGCCGCCGCCCTCCCCCTCATCTTTCTTTTATTCTGTTACAAGATCATCAAATACTACCGGGATCTGTTTCTTTACTTCCTCCAGTAATGGAACCATAACCTCTAACATCTGAGGATGTGGCTTTCCTGTCACGCCTACCGCTCTCAGCTTAAAGATATTTCTCCACTCTCTGAGGTTTGCTGTTACTACAATCTCTGTCTTAAGACTGTTAGGTAATACAGCTCTTGCCTCCTGAGGGCTTGCTCCCCACTCTAACAAACACAAGTATCTATCCTCAGCCTTACAGCAAGCCTCAATCCATGCGTTATACTTCCAAGGCTCTTTACCCCGGCACTCTTTGAGATAAAAGGGCTCAATCACTGAAATCTCTCCCTCATGCCCGTAATTACAGTATCTTGTACTCTCCTGAGCAAATGAGGCTATTCTGTGCCTTACAAGCTCATGAGATACTCCTCTGTCTACTGTAAACTTAACTGAGAAAGAGAAATGCTCCAGCATTGCCTCATGTCCTCTCTTAACCAGTCCTCTTACCATCTTCTCAGCGGATCCCTCACAGATTTTATCCTCTGACTTATAACAAACTCTTGCTACTCTTTCAATCTTCTTTAAGATCTCCTCCCCATTCAGAGGATCCATGATCTCAAACCCGGCATTTACAATTTTCATTTAACTGTCCCTCCCATTGCTCAATTAACTGATCTACTGCCTTGTCAATGCTTACACCTCTCGGTACGATCAAATGAAAATCTACTGTATAACCGTCCAGCATATCATCAACGCCTAAACGCTTCATACAATAATCATTACCCAGCTTAGAAACCAATCCTCTAAAGCCTCTGTAGAATCTCAAAGCCCTACTAATCTCAGCATTTTTCTTAGTGATCTCCTCAAGCTCTTTCTGCTCCTCCTCAGTGAGTCCTCTATCAGCCTCCAGAGCTTCAATCTCAAAGCTAAGAAACTCTCTTGCTTTCTTGAGATCCTGTACAATATCATCCTTTCTTCCGGCTCTTGCTATGTACTTAACCGCTGAGCCAAGATTAAAGTTAAGCCCCCACTCCCGGATCACATCCTTAGGCTCAAACTTACTGAAACAATAATGCTCAGGTCTTTTAATCATATCCTTACTCATTTCTTTTTACCTCCCTGTTTTTCTTCTTTAGGATCTCCTATCAGCAACTCCCTTTTCTCCGGCTCCTCACTCTTGCCTGTTACCATCTCTCTGATGTATCTATGAGGAACATTACAGTTAATAGCGTTAAGCATCTGATCCATCTGAGTACACCCTTTCACCAGATTATAGAAATCAGAAAACTTAACCTGTACTCTGTCCTCAGCTCCAAAAGCATCAGCTAATCCCATGTTACTTACCTCCTAAAATAAGATCATTGATATTAACAGTGTTATTGATAACAGACCTGTTACCGCTAATAATACTTTGAGGATAAATACCTCCTCTTTCAGGTCTTTTATCTCTTTTCTCTGACTTTCTTCTGTAAGCCATCCCATTTACACATCCCCCGGCTTTCTGTTGTTCGCCTTATCTGGATCAAAGCCCTCCGGGTATCTTGCCTTGAGCTTATCTACATTCATCTGCAAAATCTCATCAAGATCAAAACCAAAACTCTCACATAACATAGCTACATACCACATTACATCTCCGATCTCTTTCTTTAAGTGATCCTTGTCCAGATCTTTCTCATGGAATACCCACTTTTTAACCATGTCAAGCACTTCCCCGGACTCTCCAGCTAATCCTAAGCATCCATTTAAGACTCCACCAAACTCCTCTACACCGTGTTTATTTGCGGCATTTGCAAGGAATAAGAGTCTCTCTGTCCCCTTTCTGTCATTTGTTCTCATTGCTAAAGCCTGATACTCATTTCCTGTCATTTGCTTTTAATCCTCCTCATCATTTCTTTATGCTGTGGTACGCCGATCAGCTTAATAGATACCTCCCTTTTTCTTTCTACGTCCTCAAAGTATTCATAGGACATTACATAGTAAGGGGTGTTATTAAATCTTACCCGGCTATTGATCTGGAGCTCATACCCATATTTCTCTACATAAGCTGTAGCCTTTTTGAGCTTTCTCTTTCTATGACTCTTGATAACAGCTCCTATAGCTCTTGCAAACAGCTTTACTAATCCAGCCAATAAATCCACTATCCCGGCTCCAATATACTTAAAGCCCTTTGTAATCTTTCCCATGATCCTTTACCTCCTGTGTGATCCTTGCCTCTCAGCTTACTTACACTCAGTAATAACCGTCTTAAATGCCATTTTTAGACAGGCATTAACTTTTTGTGTATATTTCACAATTAGTATTTATAAAACCATAGGGATTTTTTCCTTTAAAAAGTAATCTTGCACAATAAATTAGCTCCTAAGAGCTTTCATCTCCTCTTTGATGCTGTCAGCTACAGCAAAAATAGCCTTTCTATCCTCCTCAGTAAGTTCTATTTGCTCCTTATTCTCCTGAGCTACCCTGTCTGTAGGATCTCCTAAGAGTAACAGATCCAGCTTAACCACTCTCTCAAAGTCCTGTATATTCTTGATCTTAACCTTTCCAGCCTTGAAATCCTTTACAAACGCCGCTACAAGGGCTCTGATAACCTTTCTGTACTCTGCTTTTACGTCTAATACTGCATTAGCTGTAGAGCCTTTTTCCGCTGTTTCTTCAATTTCTTTCTGTAAAATACGGTCTTTCCACTGAAATTTACGGCTCCATTCCCCTATAGTACGGGTACTTTTACCACAACTGTTAGCTACAGCCTCTAAGGATCTCTTTTCTCCCATATTATAGTAAAGCTCAAACGCTGTTTTCTGAGCTTCTGTTTCTTTTTGGCTCTTCTTAGGCACTACTGGAGCCTCAGCCTCCTGATTCTGCCGTTTTTCCTCTACCATCAGCTTTTAAACCTCCTTTCTCCTCACTCACTCCTCCCTTTTGTTTGTTGGGAGGGTTCTCTTTAAAATTGCTTTAAATGTATGTAAATTTCATATTATTTAGCTCAAAGGCTCTAAAAATATGACATTCTTTTATTACCTCTTATGTCTTTACTACTATGCTACTCATTCTTTCTTTTATTTCTTCTCTTGTTATATCTGCTTTTATCCCTGTATTTATCAGTATTTTCTCTTTCCCCGGCAATGCTCTTTTTCCCCGGATTTCTTCATCCTCATTTCTATGAATTTCATAAGGCTATGCAATATAAAATGAGGTACTTTTCCTTTCCCCGGATCTGTACCTCATTTTTCTTATTTTTCCTCTGTATTCTCTTCTTTCCCCGGACACACTTTACACTCTAATCTGTTATTTAATCTCCTGAGCTCTAAAGATAATATGTATATTGCCCGGTTCATTTCTTTTCGCCGCTCTTCCTCCAGCTTCTTCTCTTTTTTAATATTTACCAGAGTGAGTACATACTCCGCAAGTAAACAGATACAGAACACATAAGGACTAAAATAGATCATATACGCTAAGATCTTTCCTATCATTTTCTTTTACCCTTTCTTCCGGCTACCTCTCTTGCCATTATGCCGCCATGTAATTTAAGATAATTGTTTGTGATCTTCATACCATACATAAGACTCAGCATATCATTTCTCTTAAGCCTAAAATCACTGAAAGTAACTGTCAGCTTCTCAGGAAAGTTAAGAGCTCTGTCCCTAAAATCCATATCAAGCTCTACTGTCTCAACTATCTCCTCACACTTATCCGCTACCTTTTTACCGTCAATATATAACGCTCCTATATGCCTCTCTTTAACAGCCATGTTACAAATCCCTCTCCCGGCTCAGCCTCTACATACTCATTGTATCTGTTACTCAGCATGATTAACTCATCCTGTGTAATCCTTACACTGTTGGATCCAAACCTCAGCATAGGGAGAGTAGTTTTCTTTTCTTTTGGTTCCTCCGGCTCTATGTCCTCCAGATCCTCCTCATCTTTTAAAAGGTCTGTCAAATCTACATCAGAGAAACCAGTAAGAGAAATATCATAGTCCTCATCTAACAAATCCTCCAGCTCTTCCTTGAGTAAATCCTCATCCCAGATAGACAACTCTGATAACTTATTGTCTGCCAGTCTATAGGCTTTCTGCTGAGCTTCTGTAAGTCCGTCAACTACTATGTACGGAACTTTCTCCAACCCAGCTAAGATAGCCGCCTCTCTTCTGGTATGTCCGGCAAGGATCACTTTCTCCTCATTTACCAGAATAGGATTAGTAAACCCATATTCCTCAATACTCAGCTCTATAGCATCAAGAGCCGCACGATTATCACGGGGAATTTTCTCATACGGGATCAGCTCCTCCGGGTTACAATACTGTATTTCTCTTTCTTTCATATCCATTGTAAATTTACCTCCTAAATCTTCCTTTTTTACTTCCTACTACTTCAAACAGCTTTCATAAATATAGTGTAAATACTTCCTACAAAGTCAGCCTTTAGTGTTTCGTTACGTTCAAATAATCCAGATCTACATTAGATACACAAGTAATAGGGATCTCCTTTCTCTGCCTACTTACTTCCTGATCTGGAGTGAGGTAAGGATGTTTTATCATCTTTGCCTTTCCCCGGCTCATGCTTGTGTAATACGGATCGTGCTCTCTTAGCCACTTGTCGGCTTGATCTTCTTCTCTTTTTCTTATTCTTCTCACCCTTGCTGTCCTCCTTTTCCAGAAATCTACAGATCCTCTTAAGAGCTCTCTGTATATGCACATTTACCGTCTGTTTTTTACAGCCCAGTACATAAGCTATCTCATCCTGTCTGTATCCCAGTCCTAACACATAGATCAAAGAAATAAACTGAGCCTCTGTTAATACTCCTCTGTTGATCCGGCTTACATCAAAGCCAACCTTTTTATTTTCTCCAAACTCTGTAATACTTACCCCTATTGCTGTCTGTAGATCTACTAATATAGCTGAAGCTACTGTATCTCCTCCCTCAGCCAGTTTCTCCACCATTCCCCAGCTTGATATTATTTTCTTTACTGCCTCTGTATCACTGTAATCAATCTCCAGCAATCTATCATTTGTGGTCTTTACCCTCACGGCTCCCAACTTAATCACCTCTTTCTTATATGCTCCATCACTCTATAAGGAAACTCAACAACCAGCCCTTGAGGATAAGATTTTAATACTGCCTCAGCTCTCCCTTTCTTGAGCTCAGTGATTACTCCATAACTGTAATCAGCATCAAGAGGCATCATATACTTTATCAATTCGCCCTCTTTAAACACGTCATCCTCCTCAAAAATAAAGAGACAGAAAGTTATAAGCTCCTGTCTCTCCTGTTTATTCTCCTGATCTGATCCTTTTTAATCCTGTGATAGCCCTTTGCATCCCGGAGATCCTCCCCTCCAGATGTTTTAGAGTCTTATCAATATCCTCCGGCTTTTCTGAGTACCAATATCCACGGCAAGAACTACAAACCGGATATCCGTCACTCCTCAGGCAATTTACCACAGCCCTCAGACTCTCTTTCTTTAAATTAAATAACTCACATATTGCCCCACTCTTTACCGCTATGCTTTCCTCATAGTGAGTAGTCTTAAGATATTCTAAAACCTCAGCCGCTTGATCTGAGATCCACACGTTTTTAGTCTCTTCCATGCCTTACACCTCCTTATAGTGATAACCAGAGATATAAGATTTTTTAGACAAAAAGAGAGCTAAAAAGAAACTTTTTTTTTTCTCCTTAGCTCTCCAGTTATTTACTCATCAGCTTCTACTACTTCTCCATCAACACATCTATAGTATGTATCAGCCTTAAT